CTATTGTTCCGTTTGCCATTATGCTAAGTCTCCTGATATATGAAGCATACCTGCATCTGGGTCAAACAAAGCAGGTGTGCTATGTAAATTATGTCTAGTTTCATATTGTGTGAGAGCAGTTGTCATTTCTGTAGAATCATTCACAGGGTCTCCACTATGACCTATAACCATTACAGAACCATAAGCACCTGATTCTATACAACAAGAGACTGCATAAAAATTATTGTTAAAATTATTTGTATAGTTTACTGTCATGTTACCAGTCGTATCATCTTGAAGTGAGGACACATTCAAACTATCTCTTGCAACATTATCAGTATTTTGGTCGTAATGACACCATACTTTGTTTAAGCCTTGTTGTAAGTTAGTTGTGGTAGATCCACCCTCTCCTGTAACATTTATGCTACCTGCTGAAGTTGTACCTGTTAAGGTGTTTGTCTTAATGGTACTCATGCTAAGTCTCCTAAAAGATGAAACATAACTTTGCCGATATCCAATGTTAAAAAATATGTTTGATTAAGAAGTCTAACTTTATGTTGCATTGAACTTGTTGCAACAGTTGCCAAGAAAGTATTTCTATAGTAATCTGTTCCACCTTCGTTTGCAGAACCAAAAATATAATTTGTATCAGCCATGTTATTTGTAAAACTTGAGGTGTAATCGGCTGTTCCGTTGTCCGTTATAGATGCTTGATTCAAACTTTCTTCTACACTATTTGCTTGATTGTGTCTTACATACATCTTTGATACTGCTTTAACCAAATTCTGTGTAACACTTGTACCACCATCAGACTCATATACAGATGTATTTTTAATTCTAATATCTGTTCCTAGTGAACCACCAGTCTTTCGTATTGTATCTACAAATATTTCACTCACGAAGTTACCAACCTTCCACCACTTTCAACTGTAAGAGTTACACCAGATGCAACTGTTAACGGACCTGTAACTTGTGCGTTCTCTGTGGCAAGTATAGTTATATTTGATGTTAAAGATTGTGCGTTTGTTCTAAACAATCCACCACCTTTAAAGTTACCCTTATTTTCATCTGCTGGTGTAACTGTGCCAGTTTGTGGTGCAAGAAAGTTTACAAAAATATTTGCAGTTCCAGAACTAGGTGCAGCAGTAAATGTTAATGTTGTACCATCTGGTATAGTGTATGCCGATGTATCTTGAACAACACCATCAACAGATACAAGAACATCTTGAACCGAACTTACAGTTCTGCTTAATGTAAATGTTGTATCTGATCCGTCTCCATTAAATCTCTGAACAGCAGTTGTAGCTTCAAAAGTCGTAACTGGACCTTTACCAATAAAAGGCATTATGTAATCTCCATGTAAGATAAAGCAACATCTGTTGCACCTGTTGCACTAACTGATATGCTATCTGTTGCCTCTAGTACAACTTTATTACCAGCTAAAAGTTCAAGTGATGATCCTGCTGGTATGGGTGCATTTGTAATAAGTTCAACTGGTTGATTAACTTCATCATTAGCATTTGTTCTATTACCAGTATCAGATGTTAATGTTACTGTAGCAGTAACTTGACTTGTCGTTGTGTTTCCTAATATCAAACCTAAGATTATAGTTGTTGTGCTAGTTGCAACTGTGTAAATCACATCTGCACTTGTCACTCCTGCTTTACTTGATAATTTAAATGTATTTGCCATGTTATCATCCTAACGCTATTGCTAAAGCTGTTGCCTCGTTGGCTGCATCTGTAGCACTTGTTGCACCTATATCAGACAGTACCTCTGAGGCACTTCTACTTTCTAAACCATTTGCAGTAAATCTTGCAAACTCATCATCAGCTACACTTGCACTATCTATCTTTACTGCATTTGTATTTGATATTCCAAATGTTAAAGACGCTTGACCACCTATATCAGAAAGCACTTCACTAGCACTTCTGCCTTCTACTGAAGTACCATCAATCCTTAAAAAATCATTATCTGCAACACCAGAAGTAAATTGTGCTACATTTGTATTTGATATTCCCACTGCAAGTGTTGCTGCTGTTCCTAATCCTAAAGTTGATCTTTGTGCAGAAGCATCTGCATCATCTAGTAATGCTTTACCAGCAGAAGTTAAATCATAAGTACCAGCAGTGCCAGACCCAGTAAACTGTATACCTTTATCTGCCGCTGATGTTAAACCAGCCAAGGCTTGTAATTCTGCATCTAATCTTGCATTTGCTACAGTTCCAGATAATTGAGAAGCATCAATAGTTTTATTTGTTAATGTTTGTGTTCCAGTATCAGAAACAAGAGTCGCATCTGCATTACCTATGGTACTGCCACCAGGCAATGTTAAAGTGTTTGTTGCTGCCACACTATGCGGCTGAGGTGATATAGTTTGTGCATGATTATTACTTACTTCACAATATAGTTTAAACTGACCAACAGCACCACTATTACTTCTAAGCTCTAAAACACCACCATTGACTGTGAGATCATCTCCTACAGATAAATCTGCACCTAATGTTGCATTACCACTTCCATCTAAAAATACAGCCTTAGACGCAGGCAATGTACAAAATATAGTTTTAGTTCCTGCACTAAAGTTTACTGCATTATCACTGTTGGAACTGCTAATAACTGTGGTTCTAGCTATAGTGCTAGAATCACTACTTAATGTGCCTAAACCGACTTCAAACTCTGCCGTGCCTGGTAATGTTACTGCATAGTATGTTGTGTTAGAATTACCAACTCCAGTGCCAAAAGTTTCAAAACCAGTTACTGCACCAGCTAAAGTAAGTGTACCAGTGCCAGTTGTAGTGGTAGTTTCTTTTACTCTATCGTTTAATACCAATGCCATTATTTAAGCTCTATCGTTAAGTTGTTTGCATTTATTCTAAATATATCACCACTTGCTATTGCTTTACTTGCATCAAGTGCGCCTATAAATAAAACATTACCACCAGATCCCACAACATCTAAACTAGCGGTTGCGTGAGTTGCTACAAAGACATGAGTGATTGTATTGTTAGTCCCACCAGAGGCTGCAAATTCTATGTTAGCGGCATTTTTTATTGTCTGTGTATCTGCTGATTCAGCAGTTAATGTCCAGTTAGAAGCAGTAACCTGCACTCTTGCATAATTTGTAAACGTAGCTTCTGTTATTGTTGGGTCGCCAGACTCTCCAGTTGAGTCATTAAAATTAGATACTGCCGTTGCTAGTCCAACATAAATGCTATCACCTGGTGAACTAAACGATGCGGCATTGTTTTTAAAAATAAAACTTAAAAGTCTATTTTCTAAAAAGGTGGTTGCTGCATTTGCTGTTGCCATTTTCTACTCCTATGTTCTCGGTCTTGATGGTAGACCAACTCTATATCCATCTGTATTTTCTCTTGCTTCACCCAAATCTTTTAGTCTTTCTAAATATTGTGCATACAGTCCATTATAATTTTGCAACACATCTGGCTCTCCTTTCATAAAACTATATGCCTCTACAAGAGAACCATAGAGTAATGCAAAAGGTGCATTTGTGCTTAACCAAGTTGTACCACCATCTGCACCTGCGGTCAAACTCGTAGGTCTATAGAAATAGTGTAACTCGATGGTATAAGCACTATTTGGTGTGGGTGCTAATATAAAATTGTTTTCATCAAATCTGGCGTAATATTTAGGTAATCCAGTTGTTGAAGCGGCTGGTGTATACTCTCTTAAAAAGTTTACATCTTTTTGTAGAAGAAAACTTTCTGATCCAGACGTTGTAATCTGTAATGAAAATGATGCCAAATAATCTGAAGGCACTGTTAAAAATTGATCTGAAGAGGTTAGTGTGCTCGTTACATTTTTTCTAAAATAATCAAAGTCTACACTTTTTAATATTTTTTCTTCTGCTGCTTTTACAAAATTAGGAATGTTATTTACAAATGTGGTCTCACTGTTATCTGTGTAGTCTTGTATTGCTGTAGTTAATGTTGCTTTTGTAAAACTCATTTATGTCCCCAATGTTACAGGCCCAGCAGTAGCAGAACCTCCACCACCCTTTGTATTTCCTATTGTAGCAGTTCCGCTACTCGCAGTAAATGTATAAGTATCGTCAGTGACTTTTGTAATAGAATAACCAGATGAACTATTTAAGACAGTAGCAGTAAATCCATCAAAACCTGTGGCATCTCTAAAACGAACTGTGTCACTCGTTGATCTACCATGTGATGGTTCTATAACTGTTATAACAGCACTGCCAGAACTACCAGATAAAAAAGGATTTAATCCAAGAATGTTCTCTACCGTTACTTCAGTTCTACTATCTGGTCTTGGTTCATACAATGCTGTTGGATCTGGACCTGGGTAGTTTGGTTCTAACTGTGGATGTTTTGGCTCATATTCATCTGGACCGACCTTCAAACCATTCCATTCTTTTCTCATTTCACGCAAACGATAGCGAAATCCAGACCGATCTGAATATCCGTATGCTTTTTTACCACTTGCATACCTAGCCATTAGTACCTCAAATATGATATATTCGGTGTTAATTTAAGTGGTGTGCTATTTGCATCCTCTGCCGCGGCTCTTTGAAACTCTTCTTCATACACAGCTTTTAATATTTGTATTCTGTCTGGTGCTTTTTTCATTGCTATGTAATAAGCTAAACCAGCTGCCATGCACGGTAAAAACCTAAATGGCGCATCGGTTGTATTAACTAAGGCATCTGCATCTTGTATTCTTCTTACATAGTAATACACGAGAGTATAAGATGTATCTGGTGTTGACCACAATGTAATCGTGGGAGTTGTTTGTCTATCAAAGAAATACTGACTTGGTTGTCCAGTATTACCTTTGTTAGGTATTCTTAAATACTCACCACGACTCATTTGCGTTAGAGTAAAATCAACGCTACTACTGTTTCTTAAAACAACTTCTAATAGATCTACAAACTCACTGTCTAATGTATATGTAGCTGTGCCAGATGTTACTGCCTTTGTTTCTTGTGTTACAGTCCATAAATTAAGACCTCTGTTTGCCCAATCAGCAAACATAAGATTTAAAGAACGTCTAGCTGTTTTGGCATCATAGCCAGTTCTCATCTCTAAGCCACATCTCTCATAGGCTTCTTCGATAAGTTCTCCTACATCTAAATCAAAATCTCTTGAGTTTGAAGTTGCCATTAGGCTTTACCACCTCTTCTCAATTTTTTAATGCCAGAATCGCCTTTTATACTAATGTTTTTTCTACCAGTACCTGCTTTACCAGTACCTTTTTTTGGTTTGATAGGTGCTATTTTTACAGTTTTACCTTTTTTAGCCATCATTGGCTTTCTCATGGTTCCACCACCCATTAGTTTTTTGATACCAGAATCAGCTTTCAGACTGATACCTTTTTTACCTTTACCTTTTTTGAGCTCCATTTTTTGTCGTGGTGTTAGACCTTTAGGTGTCATTTTTTTACCAGGCATTATTTTCTCCTTTTTCTAGTTAATGATTTCACTCTTCTTGGTTTACCAGCAGGTTGCCCTAACCGATTCTTTTGATTTATTCTACTTCTTTTTTCTTTTGCTGTCATCTCCTTAGTGGTCTTTGGAGTTTTAGAACTAATTCTTTTACTTGGTCTACAATACGGAGTCCCACGCTTTTCACCTTTTTGACGACCACATGGCTTACCAGTCTTGACATCTTTCCAGTCTTCTTTAAACCATCGCTTAAGTGCTAGACCCTTTTTTGTCTTTCGAACTGCCATTACGAATACTTCGTTTTCTTTCTTCTGTTAGACATTATAGCTCCACAACCTCTGGCTATATTAGGATTACTAGATTTTCGTTTGGTCATCCTAACAACTTTGCCTTCTTTGGCTTTCATAGATTGTTGTCTGTCCACTTTTTTAATAGCAGCCATGAGACCACCGTCTGCTTTTTTCTTCTTTTTACCACCAGTTCCGTAGTTGGCTGCACCGACTTTTCTACACTTTGCGATAGCACCTGAGGCATACGCTGATGGAAAAACCTTATATCTGGCTTTTACTTTATGATAACATGCGTCTTTAGGCATAATATTTTCCTTTCTTTATTTTCCAACAAGTGCAAAAAAACTCTTTTTTCTTGCATTTGTGACATACTTTAACTGGTTCACCTCTTACGACTTCTCCTTTTTTTAGAGGCACAATGTGCTCTTTCAGAAAATCCTTTAGGTCGTTTACAATTGATTTTCCTCTTCCTTGCACTACTCCACTTTGAGGAGCGTTTTCCAGGAGACTTTGCGATCTGTTTTGACATTGATCCCCGCGAGATTGCCATCCTCACCCTTTCTTTTCATAAAATCTGCCCACAATACTGTTATCATTTCATTGTTTTCTTTGACTTTTATTTCAGTAATTGCAGTTCTCTTGTCTACATTAATCAATGTTAAGCATATCCATGCTATGGCTCCAGTTGCTGAAGTCACAATAACACCTGTAATTATTCCTTTTATGTTTAACATTTCCATCTTCTTCTTGCTTGTCTTAACCTACTATTAGGATTCTTGGCTGCTTTAGGGAACTTTTTCATCTGACCTGCACTTCTTGCACAGAATGACTTTCTTCTTTTTGCAGCTTTACTCCCAGCTTTAACTTTACCAGTAACGGCAGTTTTTAATTTACTGCCTGGATTTTCTCTTCGATAACGAGCAACCCCAGCCTTT